AACTTCTTATTGTAGTACTTTAAAAATTCTTTAGAATGCACAGTCTCTTGACCGTACTTCTTTACCAGTCGAAAAAATTCTCGTGCTGGCATTGTAGCAACTGGTCGTCCCAATGTGGGATGAATAGTTCCTTTCAGTTGATGCGCTTCTTTGGCTGCTTGTTGGTGACGAACCTGTTCGGTCGCCTGTTCCAAGTGAAGACTATTCTGAATCTCTTGGATTAGAGCGCGATCAATCTCCTCGTCGGAGTAAGTCTTTGAATTGGGCTTAATAATATCCATAAAAAAAAGGCAGGGGGGCTTTCGCCCCCCAACCAGAATTTATTTAGCTTGTGCTGACAATCTTGCCGTGAGCACCAGGGTGGTATACACCGAGGGTCAAAGCGCAATCAACGAAGCCACGGTCACCACCACCAAGATTTGGAAGGCGGCTGCTACCCATAGGGATAAGCTCGTGAACACCGTAGTACTCAGGATTCACCAAGTAACCAGCCATTCCAGCAGTACCAGCTTGTACTGGCATACAGTCAGGGTTAGCGTTTACAACAGAGACGATACCGTGATCGCTTTGATAGAGATCAACGGAAAGCTTGATAGTGCCGCTTTCGCCGTTGTAGTTAACTGCACGAACCGAGTCACCCGATACGCCACCGATGCGAGCGAAGTCGCTGATGTCTTGACGGAGTGCTGTATCAGCAACGAGCATAAGGTTGTTGGATGTACCAGTAACCTTGAAGATCGAAGAGATAAGAGAGTTCAATTCGCTTTCTGCGAAATTGCCATCAGTTACGTCAGCGATGCTTGCAGCTGGAGTTTGGAATGGAGCAGGAACGTTACCCGAACCAGCAGCATTTTGAATCCAGTCACCAAGACCACCAAGGCGATTAACTACACCAGCACCATCTTCGGTTGTCTGAGTGTTAGCTGAAGCAAGACTTGCTTCGATGTCGCGCTTGAGTTCACGAATTGCTTTAGCTTCTGCTTGAGCAATCTTAGCTGGGCCAACGGAATCGACTGCTTCTTGCAGATCGGAAACCATATAGTCCCGGCGGAACTTTTGAACGCGATTGCCAAGGCGAGCGCGGCCAGCGAATTGGTCAGTGAATGCTGTAACGTCAGCACCTTCAGCGATACCAGCAGTGCTGGGAGCCGAGAGAGAGTCAACAGTCCATTCAACCTTAGTTGCGGATGCGCCCTTTTTGTTAGCAGAAGAAAGAATAGGTGTTTCTTCTGGTGCAAGGATTGTCAAGACGTCAGTGAGGTCTTCACGATTAGAGACACCCGAACCGAGGTTTGTAGTGTCAAATGTATTTGAGAATGCCATAATTAGTTATATAGTTGTGTTAATGAATAGGTTAGTGGCGGTTTGCCATTTTAAGTTTTCTTAGGTTGGCGAAATCGTTTGCGCTACCCGTCTCTTTGAACCGAGCCTCTAATTCTTTTAGAGCCTTGGCTGTTTTTCCCATAGACTTTTCTGGTTTGGACGAGGAGGGTGTACCTGTTCTTGGGGGATTTAATTTCACTGATGATTTAGTATTTGCTACTGGCTTTCGTCCATAAATACTATTAGCAGCGTGTGCTAGTAAATATGGCATTTGAGCTTTAACATCAGGCGGAAGATTGGTCATTAATGTATCAACCCGTGGGTCACTCATAATGGCTTCGTATTGACGACGTGTGTCGTTATCTTCACCTTTCATCCAGGGTAGCTCAGCTTCAGCCTGAGCACTTAGGTGCTCCTGCATTTGATTGCTTTGCTCAATCGATTGAAGGTTATTCAATTGATCAGGAAGGAATGTCTTCTGTGCTTTACGTGCTTGTAGTAAAGCTCTTCGTACGTCGGCCTTTGTTAGGTCTTTTCCTTCTACCTCGGTTACTACTTCATCTGCGGAATAGCCGTCACTCTGAAAAAGAACATCTTCAGCCCACTCAACAATGTCGTCAACCTCAGCAGCTTTCTCTTGCAATTTTTCAATTGTATCAAGATTACTAAAAGGATTGTTTTCGACTTTCTTTTTTGTATCAAGTGGGTTCGGAGCTTTTTTAAGTTCAGCTTCTAAACTAGCAAGACGTTCTTCGGCAGCTTTGCGCTTAGCAGTCAATTCACCGAATCGAGCTACAGCACGGCTACCTAGCTTGTCAGCTAGTTCCCTTAGGTCCTCCTCGGACATATCGTCCAAGTCTAACTGTGAAAGAACATCATCGGATTCCTCGGTCTCCTCAGTAGCTTCCTCGGACTCAACTGATTCTTCAGTTGCCTCCTCAGTTACTTCATCAGTTTCCGGCTCCTCGGTTTCTTCGGTTACTTCCTCTTGTGGCTTTTCAGCCGCAGGATTAAGTTCCCCAAGTCTCCGCATTGCGAAATCCTCGACGGATATATTATTGTTGTCCACTGAATTTTTGTCTGCTTCAGCGTTAGCAGTTTCGATTTCGTCTGTCATATTATTACCACTCATTAACGCCGAGCGAGGGCGATGAGCGCATTATAACATATGGGTTACATTCGATCCGAATGCTTTAATCGAAGCTTATCCCAGCCGGAGATTTGTAGGATCTGATCATATGTAATGATTCGACCAGAAATCTGCTGGATAGTCTCACTTGAGGATTCGTGCATCTCGCTGATAGCTTCTTCACGGAGTTCGTGAACCATCTTAATAAACCGAGCAAAGGATTCATAGCTGTGCAAGCTATTGATGTCATCTTGTATATTCATATTACTTAGCTGCTGAACGCATTAAACCTACTGTCCGTGGACCACGGGACTTGATTTGCTTGAACCACTCACTGTCAACCATTTCGTCTGCTGCTACGCTGTAGTCATTCGCTTCTAGACCTTCACGCATTTTCTTGAACTTATTGAGTTTAGTAAGGCCAAGGTTAAATGACATATCGACAATTGCCTTCTTTACTGGCTCAGGTCGCTTAGCAAATCCCTTGTCAAACTTTTGAGCATCATTGAAGGCTTGGGTGAGACTATGATTGTACAGGGTTTTGATTTCCTTGTCACTCAGTTCTTTACCCTTAAAGAGTTCATTGATATTGATGCCCTCCTTCTTCAGGATCTTTCGATTACCGGCATCTTCTAAATTGAAGCCAACACCAATGGTTCTGTGACCCTTGCTGTCCTTGTATACCTTTGGTTTGACACCCTCATTGAGGGCAATCATATCGTAGTATTCCTGTGCTCGTAGATCCTTTGCTCGCTTGTTTGCGTATTGGTCAGGTGTCATATCCTACATTCCTTGTGTTTGAATTTCACCCATCTGTGCAGGCGTTGTACCTACTCGACCAATCTGAGCATTCTGTGCTTGCTGCATCTGGAAGGTGTACTGACCTGCGTACTTCTCCAGACGTTCGCGGAAAGCTTCATCTTGTTCTAGGCGTTGTGCAATGTCTGGTTGCTGAGCGTACTGCTGGATAGCTTGCATAGCAATCTGTGCTCCCGCTGGACGTGCTGGTACTTCGATCCCCGAAAAGATCTTCGTCAAGTCATCGGTTACATCCTTGATTACTTGCTGTTGAGCTGTCTCCACTGGCTGTAGAACTGCATCAGCCATCACTGGGTCAATACTAGCGGCAGCAATATCAAGTAGGCTGTCTACATTTAGACGGCCATTTGCATTGAGCTGATTGAGTGCCACGAACTGCTGTAGCTTTGTCTGTACAGTCTCTGGATCAGTGTTCTGAACATCAAAGGCAATAAGGATGTCAAAGTTCTCGTCCGGCTCACCCTTGGTCATTACCTGTGGATCAGGGATACCTGTTACACGATAGAATACTTCATCGGGTCCGAAACGCTGAAAACATTTAAACGCCATACGAATAACCTCCGCAGTGTGGCTAAGGAACTTATCAACTAAGAACTGCTGGCGAACTTGACTAATATTTGATCCTTCGTCCAGTCCAACTAGACGGTCAGCAGTATCAGTAAGGGTTTTCTCGATTTCGAGTGATCCAGTATTGTAAGCTGGGATAGGAGCAAAGTCCAAGTCACCTTTACGGCGATAAGGAATCATACGACCTGGACCCCAATCAGATGGTGCTTGACCAACTGGGTGCATAATCGGAGGTATGGTTGCTAGGCTATTGCGGTCAATACGAGAATCTCGCTCAACCTTTACTTGATTCTGGATACCCCTAAGAACCGAGGGGATAGTCATCGTGTCATATAGACGTTTGCTGTCCTCGGACAACTTGGTGACAACTACGGGATAATCCTCATATCCGTTAAGCAACTCAAACTTAGCATAGCCAGGTGTGATTTCATCACCGCTAAATTCGCGATGAAAAACCGTACAGTAAATACCTTCCGCGCCATCCTCTCGGTCGATTAGGCGTTGGTATCCATAGCAGATTTCAATTAATTCACCTGCTTCGTATGTACTATCTGTTAGGCTAATGCTGCGACGGCCCTCCTGCTCGCGCTCTATACTATCTATATTTACTCCACGGTATTTCTCAATAACGTGCTCAACGAAGTCCTCATCCCATCCATCGGTGACGACCTTGTTTTCTAGTTCTTGTGGTGTATAGTAAGTGCGCCAGAAGCAGTAAGGTGCTCGCTGCGGATCAGTTACATAAGTTGGAAAAAAGAAATCACCATCGGGTGCTAGGGTCTTAACGTCCGGAGCATTGACTTGGCGACGAGTAATAGGCAATTCGGCTACTCCAAACTTGCGGAGTTCCTTAATTGCTTTCTTTGCCCGTTTAGTGGAGGTTCCTTCAAATACGTTTTGAAGCAAGGATACTAGATCATCGTCCATCTCCCCGCTATTAACAGCATCGGCTACCTCTGGGGACATTTGAGCAATTTGATCCAGGTCAAGCTTCTGGAGGAATCGACGATCCTCCTGTTGCCAGCCAACATAGGTAATAAGTAAACCACGCTCAAGAAGGTAGTTAGCACCTAACTCCATCTCACGATAGAAGCGAGGGATATACCCAGAACTAACCATCCACTTAAGGAACCCGGATACTAGCTTACTGCGAGCAATATCACCACTCTCCACTGGGAACGCTCGGACATTGGCTCGATTCAACGATGCCATAAACAAAGATACTAGACGAGTAATTCGCTCATCAATAACGTGGCACTCCATATCGGATGCACCTTCCCAAGGGAAAGCGTCAGCCCCGTGCTTGCGATGATCTCGGCTCTTGCCAGGCCACCAGTTGCGACGGTCATCGTAACTAGTACGGCATAGGTCAAAGTAGGACTCAAGCTCACTTACAGTCTGATCGTAAGCGTAACGGAGAGTCTTGATGTCGGGTTCGTCCTGGACATAAGTCAAGGACTCAGAGATTGATTCATTTAGCATTTTGTTCAGCGAGTCGTTTTTGTATGGATTTAAGCAATCGGATAGTATAAGTCGATGATACGCCTATTGTATCACATAGGTCACCATTTGTCATTGATACGCCACTTTCGTGCAGAACATACCTGCGCAGGATCTCCCAACTAGCCAGTCGGTCGGACTGCTCCCTGCACCAATCCCTATCTAAAGTTATATTCTTACTTTCCGACATAGCGATAGCTTACTCCCTTTGAATCCTCAATAGCCTCAAAGATAATTATCTTTTTAAGAAGCTTACCCTGCCACTTACGAGGAAGTAACACATTGGCTCTTTTCCCGATTTCCTTGCTGAAGACAACATTGTACTTCGGGTTAGGGCATTCTGCTATAACGGTTCCGGTGAAGTGCTTAGGGATAATCTCCTCAATCATAAAGGAATCCTCAAGGATTTTTGCACCCTCTTCAGTTACCCAAGTATTTCGTCCCTTCCCAGTAACCGAACCCTCTGGCAGTTTTTCGGTTGCGATTCTAAGAGCTTCATCGAACTCGACCTCTTGTTCTTCTGCAATTTTACTTAATCTTGTCTTTGGCATTAGTATCCTCCCTTGCGTGGTTTAGTTGTCATCATATCGTTTGATGAAAGAAAGTCAGGACCTTCTCCACCATTCGACATCCGCAAATAGCGAATGACATCAAAGAAGTCCTTCAGGGCTTCCTCAGGCTTTCCGCCTGCATTGTAGTTAATAAGGCTGTCGATAAGATTACCGCAGTCCTCGTGAATATAGCATCTTGGTCTATTAGCTTGGTCAATGTCCACATTAGGATTGTAGTTAAACCAGTCATCCAGAGCTGTGATGCCTTGTTCCTCCATCTTACCATCAGATGGTAGAAAGCTTAGACCGAAGTCATAGAATGATGTAAATAGATCGTCATTGTTCTCATTCTCTCTAGCAAAGAAACGCGAATCCCCGATTCTCTCAATTACCTCAATTCCTAGATCGCCCTCAATCTCCTCAAATAATTCGCAGTACCCCTCAACATTTAGACCAATCTTCTTGGCTGCTGGGCCGTACTTCCACTTCGGGTCCCCGAACATAGCCCACTCGCCATACGTATTACGATCCGGCCACTCCTTGCGGATGTATACCTCGCCGTCCTTGTTTACCCCAGCCCAGATGCAGGTATAGTTCCTTGCACCAGCGGGGTCAACCACCTGGTAGCAGGTGAACTGCGACTTATCGGAAATGTCGGGGAACGTCATCTTGTATTTGTTTGGCTCCTCATTGAGCACATTTACCTCAGTATTAAAGTAAGGGAGCAGAGCATTGGCTGACTTAACGGGTAATCCGTAAGCACGGACCTTGATCTCATCCTCTGGTCGCCCGGCTAGATCCTTTGCGATTCGCTCGTAACCCCCGAATGGGTTCTCATCCGAATGCAGATAGATCACAGCAGCATCTCGGCTTGGACTGTACTGCTTAGTAGGAACCTCCTTGCCACGTAACAGGGCCGCAGGTCTAGTCTCAAGGGTCTCTGCTCCCTTTAAATAGTCAGCGATGAAAGGTGTATAGCCGTCAATAGGTGTGAACCCAATCACCATCTTGGAATCCCGTGTAGCTAGGCGGAACCGCAGGGTATTCACCAAAGCAGCGTCACCTAAGTACTCGTCCAGCCAAGCTCCGATATTGGATTCATTCCCAGCCTTGACACTACCCTTCTTGAACCCGAACTCAAAACCCTCAAGGATCGTGGAGTTATTACTGAACTGTGTATAAGTCTTGAAGTCCACACGTGTCCTAGTATCCGGGAACACGAACGAACTCCCAGTGAAGCCATTCTGCATTGAATAGTTAATGTACCCGTCAATGCTCTTAGTCTTCTTCCGGAACTCCTTGGGCATCATCTCCCAGATAGCTGGCTGCTGTACCTTAATAGAGGTATCCGCATTCTGAGAAAAGCATACTATGTGTCCATCGAAGTTAGAACTCACGGCCTCCATTATCCGCTTAGCGCAGCCCGTAGTCTTGCCACTACGATTACCACCTAGTGCTAGAACCTCATTGTACTCCCTGAAGGAATCCGACATACGCTCCCAGCCCGGTAGGTCGAACCCATAGCGGATAGGATCATCCGTAGCTGCCCGGATTCTGCCCTCGTGCGCCCTGTGTAGTTCCTCTAGTAGCTTGGGGTCAGCTTCTCCTAGAAGGACAATCTCCTCGTCCGTGGGCGGCTTGAGGATCGGGTGCTCTGTGAAATCAAGCATACTTAAAATATGTAATCCTCGTCGTCGTCCTCGTCCTCGACATCCTCAATCATATCATCCCAGTCAAAGTCACCGAAATCTGAGTCCATATCATCCAAAGCCTCAGTCATAAGCATTCTGCCAATACGATAGTTCGTGTAATCATAGAATAGATCCCCGTCCTCATCCATTACAACAAAAGCAAAGTTAGGAGAAATATCCCCAAGCATTCGTCGAACGTGGTTAAAAGCAATGTCCGGATCAATATCAGGTTTCTTATTCTTCATTTGCTACCCTTTGGTTGTTCGGTTTTAGGGGCCAAGGGTTTCTTGGACCAGTCAATATCGTCGTAGTTCTTACGCTGCTTCTCAGCATTGTGTCCCTTACGGGGGCCGCTTCCTTTAGTGCTCAAAGTATTCCTCCATTTCTATCTGTGCTTTACCGACTTCATAGAATGCGTCAGCTACGTTTTGTTGATGGTAACCATTAGCTAAGCTAATACGAAACATAAGCTCAGCTACTTGATTAGCAGTAAGGTCATCGCGCTTAGTACTAATTGATACCTCCTCGTCGTCGCTATTAATTGTTATCTTCATCTGTTTATATAATTAAAAAATGTAAACATATAGGGTTGATGTGTCGGATAAAGGTACGTTTACCCGACATCCTCCTCTATCTCTATTATATCAGCTACCTTAGCCTGCTCGATTCTCTTCCTAGCAGCAGCTATAGTCGCCTCGTAGTCATCCTGTGTGTACACCTTCCGGTCCTCAGTAATCTGCGTAGCTTCTCCTCTAGCCGTCATAGCCTCCCTGGAAGCATTGGACTTAGCTATGGATAACTCCTTGATGTCCTTGAACCCGACCTCCATCTCCGGATCATTCTCCAGGCGGTCGCGTACCTTATCAATTAAATCCTCCTCTAGGCTACTTAGGTTCAGATAGTTCTTGGCCGCGATCCGACCACTTAACTCCTTGAACGTACCCATATGGTCAGCGTAGTCAGTAAGTACACTAATCACAGTATCTCGCTCGAAACCATAGTGACGTACCAGTCTAGTCTGGCTGCTCCCTGTACTGTACAGATAAAGCAACTTAGCCACCTTCGCGGGATCATAGACGCTCAAGCACTTGAGCTTTAGACCCCGCTTCTCATTAGCCACCTCGTGGATACTCTGCTGGATCTCGCTCAGCAAAGCCTCCTTCTCTTTCTCAGTAGCATTCATTTCTCTATCTTCCATACCTGTACCTCATCATTAGATTTACTACTTGTCAAGTTAATATACTATTAGTAATGCTAATACATAAAAGAAAGTTCTTCATATATGTATACAATCCCGGATTTCGTGTTATACTCTGCGTACCATAAGGCAGCAACTTCATAAGACAGTGCAGTCCTAAAGGTTATTCCTTTAATGAATATAAAATAAAGGGAATCATAAAAGAGAAGTCATAAACTGACATCTTATGGTACACGAGATTACTAGGGTTTCTATAAGTGTACCCAGTGACCGATCTAGATCGGGTATGGTACACAGTAAGTGTAGTCCTGGTGGGGTAGTAAGGCCCCTTGAGTAAACCGAAGGTTTACGGGCAGTCCCCGAAGGGGACCTTGAGTGAGTAATTTTTTTAAGGGGCTGTATATGTATATATATATTGACGACGCGACTCGACTTGACCCCCTCCCCCCCTGTCCAAACGTTCACTACTGCACAAGTGTTCACTACTGCCAGCTGCCGGTTGCGTGAAGGGTTTTTTTGTTTTGCGATGATGGGATATATTCAGCCGGGATATATTCAATCGGGATATATTCACCCTGCTGTTATTCACCTGACTGTTATTCACCCGGCTATTGCTTTGCATATAGTGGAAGGCTTTGACGGGTAAAAGTAATTGAATCTTTTTTAAATATATACTTGACTGCCTTTGATTTGGCTGTCTAAACGTAGCTCGAACCATTACATAAACACCAAAACAGTTTGCGGATCTGTAAAACCGCTT